CAAATTGGAGCGCAGGCCAATTAGAAAAATCAACCTCATTAGATTGATAGAAACTGTAAGTGCCAGGCTCATTAACAAGGGCGAAACCATCCTGTTGGACGACGGTCATACCGACGAAAACAGCAAGATCGAACCCATTATCGGCCATGGTAACGAAAGTATCAGAATTAGTCGGAGTAAACGGGAGCGTGATCTGCGAAAAGCCGGGCTGAATGTTCTGAAGCGACCACAAGTATCCGCCCTGGCCGCCAGTCTGGTTAGGATCATTACCAATGCCAGAGCCCAACAAAGTCGAGGCGAAAGACGAATCTAAAGAATATAAACTCGTGTCACTAACAACGTACAATAACGGCCCCGTTGGCTTAGCCCCTTGTTGACCATTGGCAAGGTTTGCCACGTGCATCGAGCGGATGGGACCAGAGCCTAATGTAGCCCTTAGTGTTAGCCCCGGTGTTACATAAAGCGCGCCGATTTCTTTACCAGTTTTAGTTTCTACAACTTCAGGATAAAGATTAATGCATTCCTGGTCCGCTAAGTTACCGGCGCGTGAAACATACGCCGGCCCAAATATTGGCGACCGAACCGGAACAGGAGACTGAGTCGAGATCAAAGACTAAGCCCTATTTATGCCGCGATTGAGATCAGAGCCTTTGATAGCTTTATCGGCCGAGTCACGAACCTTAACAGCGGAGCGCCGAGAAACTAGCCCCGCATCAAGGTCCT